AGAGTATTCTTGTTTAAGTATGGTAAGAAAATATTTGATAAGGTTCTGGAAGCAATGCAACCAGAGTTTGATGATGAGACTCCAATCAATCCTTTTGACTTCTGGCAAGGTGCAAACTTCAAGTTGAAGATTGTGAAGAAGGATGGATTCTGGAACTATGATAAGTCAGAGTTTGATAAGGTAGTACCTTTGATTGATGATGACGATGCATTGGAAGCAATCTGGAAGAAGCAGTATTCATTATCTGCTATCACAGCACCAGATCAGTTCAAGTCTTATGAAGATTTGGAGAGACGTCTCAAGACTGTACTAGGACAGAAACCTGTACAGGCTCCTAGATTAGATGAGGAAGTTGTTACTGAGTCTGAAGAACCAGTTGCAGTAGCTGCTCCAGTGTCATCCTCTAATGAAGAGGATGAAGCACTCAGTTATTTTCAAAAACTAGCTGATAGTTAATTATACAGTCTAATATTTTCTCCTTTCTTTAAGGTGCTGCTCACAAATTGGGTAGCACCTTTTTTATATGGCATGAAGTCATCTAGATCATTAAAGATTACATTTAAGTAATCAGATTTTAATAAAAATATATTTCTCTTTTCATTCTCCTTTTCTATCTCATACTCATAATTAGTGACTGCTTTAGTCATGTTAGCTGCTGGAATAGTATGGTATGAATCATCATCAAAGTATTCATAGTAGTATGCATTACCAGTTCCAACATTTCCCTCCACTGTAAATGTAACCTGTTCTGTTCCTAGTATTTCTGGTTGTTTAACTTCTGGTATAGATGGTAGAACATACTTAAATCTAATAACCACATCACCAACTGAAAGCACTTCAGTTACAGGGAATCTACCATTGTATGTTTCATTAACACCTTGAATTAAAACTTCGCTGCCAACAACTAAGTCTTTAATACCATTATTCATAGTAACAGTGGCTATCTTAGATTCAGTTCCTGATATTTGAGTTATCTTTGTATTGATAGCTTGAATATAGTTTCCATTAGTTCTCCATTTATTAGGAGTCTCTAGTCCACCAGGTAATACAATTCCACCTATGCTATTCTTAATTTCTACAGTCTCATAATGATGAATTCCTGAGTGTAGTTTTTCATAAGTCTCATATTTTTCTAAAAGAAATTCATCCAATGCTGACTGAGGTAGTGGCCACTCAGATTGTATGTTTTGTATATTGTTGGATAGGAGAACCACCCAATCTAATGCTGAATCATTATACTCTTTGAAAGCAACATTATCTGGTCTTTCATCTCCAATTATTTTATACTTAGTAAAAAAATTCAAGTTGCCAAATATGTCAGGGCGAATCTTCCCTCTTTTAAATAAATTTTTTACAGTAATGTAGTTGGAAATATCTGTATTTCCTTTATTCCTATTGACATACTCAAAGTTTGGAACTTGTCTGAAGTAAGAATTTGTCATTGTTAGAATCCCATATCGTTACTGTCTTCATCAATATCATCTTCATAGATTGGATTCAATTCTCCAAATGTCATGTTGATTGTGTAACTAGTCATAGAACCATCTTCATAAGTCATGTATGATCCATCAGGAGCATATTGAACATTGAAAGATTGAAGAGCACAGGTCTTAATCTTATTTAAGAATGGATGTTCTTCTCCATTATTGTAATAGTATTTTAGTTTAAACACATGAGGTGATTCTAAAAATAATTTACCACTTTTTCTTCTAGGAGCCATTGCTTTCTTGAACATTTTGATAATACTTCTAACTACTCTTGACTCTGCTTCTTCTCTTGGAGTAAATCTGAATGAGTAAGCAAATGATCTTAGATTAGGACCACTGAATAATAGTTCTAGGTTAGGATTCATTACTTTACCAGTAGCACGTGTAAATACATTCTTACCTACTGCTTGACCAGCAAAGAAAGCTGCAACATCATTTTCATTTACTTTACCTGGTCCAAAAAGTTCATCAAAACCCTCTTTAGATCCACTCATTAAATTTTTAAATGCTGGTCCTAATCCTTCAGCAGCACCAGTGATTGTGCCACCTGCTATGTTTGCTGCTGCAGCTTCAAGTGCATTGATTCTGTCATCACCCCAACTAACATTATTACTTTCTTGTAGTCCTGCAGCTTCCATAGGAAGATAGGCTGTATGATTGCCTGTTGATTTTTTATTTAGTCCTTTATCTTCATAGTCTCCAGTTAATCCTTGACCACCATCACCAAATCCTCTTGGTTTATATTCATAAGCGCATACTTTTAAATAATCATAAGATTTTTTATCTTGATTTAGTGGGTATCTTAGGATAGTTCCTCTTTTATTATTTGAACCTCCATTTGCATCTGTATTATTAGATAGTGTTTGAAAAATGTTTGAAGTCTCTGGAGAAACAAAACTTACATTAGATGAATTTTTTGATAATGCTTTTTTAAATACTTCTTTGTATGTTTTATCTGTTAAGGCTTTAGCCATCCATTCATCGCTTGCTCCCAACTTACCAATAAAGTCAGCACCAAAATCTAAATTATATATTTTTGCATAATCTATTTCTTTTAAATCAATATTATAAAAATCTCCTGCCTCTTCTATTTCTGTTTGAGTTAATTCCTTTCCAGTAGATGTTCTAATAACCGTGGCAGTATTTCCCTCTGTCTCAGTGATGAAGGACTTGTCATCCAATAGAAATTGTTTGCTCCTAGTCATTAATATCTTTTTAGTTATTTAGTCTTAAAGTTTGCATAACGTAATGATCTCATATAATCTATCTCATCATTCTGTATTACATGTAGTCTTCCTACAATTTCATTCCATGTATAGTTTCTTGATGTACCCCAATGAAAGTTAATCCCTTGGAATCCCCACCTATCCACAAAGGTAACAGCAACCAGAGGGAACTCATCAAATACACCAGGAGTTTTAGCATTATATACAAAGGTATAGTAGTTACCTGCATCAGGAACTATTTCTGTTTGAGTAAACACCTCCATGATGCTCATCATAATGTCATCAGCATCACTCAGTTCCTCAATTTTTTCTTGAAGTTCTTCTGTTCTTTCTGACATTATCTGATACCTAATTCATCTTCTGTGATTAGTTTGAATTCAATTCTTCTATCTAAACAATACTCCTGAGCTGCTTTCCATTTAGCTTGGTTGACAGCATAGGTTGTGAGTTCATACAGATATGATTTAGTCACTCTAGATTTTTTCTTTGGGGGTTTGGTTTGCTTCTTAGGTTTCACTTCAACCACATAAGTTTTAACACTACCATTACTTTCTCTTACCTTCATCAGAAAGTCTGGGAAGTATCTATGAGGTCTATTATCCACAGGAGATAGGTAGGGTATACTTATCTCTTCAGAAGCCCATGCTACAATATTGTCAGTCAGGTCACAGTATCTACAGAACTTACGTTCCCAACTACTACGACATATTATATTATTTGGATTGCCTTGATATTTTTGAGGGTGCTTTGGTTTGTACCTACTCTTAATACTCTCAGCCATCTCTTATACATAATATATAATCTCAAATATTTATAGATGGCAGGTGTCAGGCCAGAAAAGTTAACTGTATCTAAGATAAAGGCGAACCTACTTAATGTAGCACAATCATCTTTATATAGATTAACTTTGACTATTCCTCAAGCAGTGAGGGATAGGTTATCACTAAGCTCAGTAGATTATGATAATATAAATTTACTATGCAGTGAAGCAACTCTTCCAGGTTCTAGTTTGACCACTCATGATGTTACCAATGATTATCATGGTGTCACTGAGAAGATGGCATATAGAAGGATGTATGATGAAACAGTTGGGTTAACTTTTTATGTTGATAGAAATTATAAAGTCATTGAATTGCTAGAAGGGTGGATGGACTATATTACAGGCATTGATAATAAAAGAATATATAAAGATCCCTATGCCAGCTATAGGATGTCTTATCCTACAACATATAAAAGAAACATATTTTTAACCAAGTTTGAAAAGGATAATTTTGTTAGAGACTTTAGTACCACTAGAGGTGGATCTGATTCTACATCCAGAACTGTTCTTGATTATACTTTTGTACAGGCATTTCCTTTATCCTTGACTGCTATACCAGTATCCTATGAGGACAGTCAAGTTTTAAAATGTAATGTATCATTTAATTTTATTAGATATGTCATGGAAAGGAAGAGGTCTCTTGTTCTTGAAGACTTTAGAACAGAACAATTTAGTTCTCCTCAAAATATAATAGTAAATAGACAAGTTGAATTAGTCTAATAAATAAGACACTGAAAGAATTATTATGCCATTACCTACCATTGTTACGCCAAGTTATGAACTTGAGTTGCCATCCACAGGAAAGAAAATTAAGTACAGACCTTTCTTAGTTAAAGAAGAAAAACTTTTAGTCTTAGCTTTAGAGACAGAAGATACCAAGCAGATTTCTACTGCTATCAAAACAGTATTAAAAAATTGTATTCAAACCAGAGGGGTGAAGGTAGAAAATCTTCCCACTTTTGATATTGAATATCTTTTCCTTAATATTAGAGGTAAGTCTGTAGGTGAGGAGGTTGAAGTAAACTTAGTCGCTCCTGATGATGAGGTGACTCAAGTTCCTGTGACCATTAGTTTGGATGATATTGAAATTAAAAAGAGTGAGGAGCATACTAATAAAGTTAAGTTAGATGATTCTCTTGTTATGGAAATGAAGTATCCTTCATTAGATCAATTTATTAAAAGTAATTTTGATTTTACTGAAGAGGTGAGCATGGATCAATCATTTGATTTGATTGCATCTTGTATTGATAAAATTTACAATGAAGAAGAAGTATGGTCTACTGCTGATTGCACCAAGAAAGAAGTAAAAGAATTTTTAGAACAGATGAATAGTATGCAGTTTAAGGAGATTGAAAAATTCTTTGAGACAATGCCTAAGTTATCTCATAGTGTGACCTTCACTAATCCTAAGACTCAGGTTGAAAGCACAGTTGTTTTGGAAGGGTTATCGTCTTTTTTCGCTTAGGCATGGTGCATATGGATTTAGAGAGTTATTATAAAATTAATTTCGCTCTATTACAGTACCATAAATATTCATTAACAGAAGTTGAAAACTTAATCCCTTGGGAGAGAGACATTTACATTGGTATGTTGAAACAACATCTTGAGGATGAAAAACTCAAGCAACAACAAGCGAATGCCTAGTAGCAAAAACCTAATACAATCTTTAAGAAGTGCTCATGACCCTCATTTTAAATTAGAGGGTAGAGTTGGTGGGCTTGAAAAAGGAGTAGGTATTCAAATTGCTCAGTTGCATAAGACAATGAGCAAATCCTTTGTGCTGCAAAGGAAAACTTTGGTGAGAGTTCTTGGTCTTGAGAAAAGAGTTGATGAGTTAGAAGCAACAAGAGCAGCAGTAGAAGAGGCAGCAGAGCAAATAGAAGAAGAGATGGGTGATGAGATACCTGAAGAATTAGATGAATTGATAGATGATGTACGTGGACAGAAGGAAGAAAAGGAAGTAGGTGCAACTGCTACAAAAACAAAACCAAAGGCAAAAAAGAAACCAAAGGCAAAAAAGAAACCAAAAATAAAAGCTAAGAAGAAAAAAATAAAAGGTAAAGATCTTGGTTTTAAATCTAGGGTGATGGGTGAGAATGAACAGGGAGATTATTTAAGTCCAGAGGAGAGAAAGAGACAATTTAAATTAACTAAACTTCTTCCCCCATCTAATGGTGTAAGTCCTGAAGATGTTAAACCAGATACTCAAGCAGAGATGGGATCTGATGAAGGTAAAAGGGATAGGATTGTTCAGTTCTTAAATGTAGATGTTAAAGATAAACTTGATGATATTAATCAAAGTGCCACAGAAATTAAAGATGTATTGGTAACTCAAGGAGATCTTGCTGATGATAGGGATGAATCGTTAAGACAGAGTATTCTTTCTGATAGAAAAAAACAGAGAGAGAATAAGTTAGAGAATAAGGATAAAACTTTAAAAGATAAGATGCTTGATACTGTGACTAAACCAGTAGGAAATTTTCTTAATAAGTTGATTAAGTTTGTAATGATGACTTTTGTTGGGTCAGTAATCAATAGGGTATTGAGTCTTCTTAAAGATCCTGCTCAATTTTTAGATCCAATTAAAAGATTTTTTAATTTAGTCATTGGTCTTGTTAATGCAGTGATGAAAGGATTGTGGAATATCACAGCAGGTCCTATGAATTTTATCATTGGTGGTATTAATAAAGGAGTGTCCTCTCTACTTGATGCTATCAATAAAGCAACTGGATTGTTAAAGATACCTCCCATACCAACACCTGAAATCCCTCTTATTCCTGGTCCTCCTGAACATAAACCAATACCCCTATCTAAAACAGCACAAGCAAAGAATGAAGCAGTAGGAATGGCTGGTGGTGGAGTAGTTCCTGAAATGTCTAATAAACAGAAGATAATGCAGCAAACTGATTATGGTGAAGATGGTAGTATATCAATAAGACAATCTACAGTAGAAGAAAGAAAAGAACAATATGCAAAGATGGGAATACCATCTATGGAACTTATGGATGGTTCAGTTATTCCAGATATTGGTAAGATGGGTGCTGAGAAAATACCTCAAGCGCTTCAAATGACAAGGGAAAATCTGATTGATCTTGGAGCATCACCTGATGGAGAAAGAATAGCCATGTTGGATGAACTCATAGCTTCACCTGATGTTCAACCTAAAGCCATACAAAATACTCTTAATAGACTTGTTCCAGGTTCACAAGAACAAGTGTTAGGTGATTTGGGTGATAGTATATCTTCACGTGCAAAGATGAAATTTGCTAGTGGTGGTTTAGTTCCTTATAGTAATCCATTTGTTCTTGGTACAGGACATAATGTTTTGAATATAGCTCCTGATAGTAATATAGGTTTTAATAAAGGGGGAAAAGTTCCTGGTCAAGGAAATACAGATACTGTTCCTGCTATGCTAACACCTGGTGAAATTGTCATGAGCAAAGGTGCTGTAGAAAAATTTGGTGCTGAAAATCTTCTAGAAATGAATAAAGCAGGTGGAGGAACTAATAAACCCACATTGATGAAATTTGCTGGTGGTGGAATGGTTCCTGGTATTGATCCTCCCAGTGGGAGAGGTAATAATGTAATTGTAATGGGTGGAGGAGGAAAAAAATCTCCTTCTACAGTGTCTGGTAGTGGTGCTGGACAAGTAATTCCTTCTTTCTCATCTACTAATCCTAATAATGTAACTATACCTGTGGTCAAATCACTGTATAATATAATGAGTTAACATGCCAGCAATAACAGGAACAGTATTAATGAATATGGGTAAGCAGTTGCTTAAGAATATGGCGAAGAAAACCGTCAAAGCAACTGCTAAGAAGGCTGTGAAATCTGTTGTCAAAAAGAAAAAGGTAAAGGGGAAGGATGTTGCTAAAAAAATGTTTGGTGGTGATGAGAGAGGAGGTGCTTTAGCTGTCATTCCTAAAGCAGAAATAGTTCCTAGTCCAAGTGGAGATCTTATTAAACCTAGTGAGACAGGTGGAGAGATAGTTAAAGTAAGTGGCACTGCTGCAAGAGAGTTGGGTCTCACTGACTTTATGGAGTCCTTGACTGGAGTTAGGGATAGTGTGAATGGTATTAAGAGTGCTATAAATGATAATAATAAAGATACTGTAGATAGGATTGAAGCACAAAGGATATTAAATAATGATCTTAAAAAGAAAGAAAGAGAAAAGAATTTAGAATCTAAGAAGGATGGTATAGGTAAGAAGTTATTATCACCAATCAAAGATCCAGCTGAGGATTTCTTAACAAGGATGGCTAAGTTTGCAGCCATGACTCTTCTTGGTTCTTTGATCGCTGCTCTGATGGGAGGAGCAAGAGATGTTATATTAGCATTCAGAATTGGTATTGAAGCTCTTAAGAAAGGATTACCTACTTTACTTAAAGGAGTTAAAGCACTTCAATCTGGTATAGCAAAATCATTCAAGTTGATACTGAAACCATTTACATCTCTTGGGAAAGCAATTTTTGAAGGTTTTAAAACTATAGGAAGTAAACTTTTTGGTTGGGTTAGTAAGAGTATCAGTAATATAACCAAAGGAATTAAAAATTTTGGTAAGAATATAGCTCAGGCTGGTTCTAAAGCTCTTAAACCTGTCACTAGTTTTGTTGGTAATACAGTAACTAGAGGAAAAGATTTTGTAAAAAATACAGCAAGCAAAGTAAAAGGATTTGCAAAAAATACAGCAAGAAGGGCAGCAGTTGGAGCTAAAAGATTCATAGGAAGGGGAGCTAGAAAATTTTTAAAGGGTGGAGGTAAGAAAGTAGGTTCTAAAATACTAAAGCATGGAATGAAGAGAGGGGCTAATCGTCTTATCATCAAATTCTTTGGTAAAGAAGCAGCTAAGACTTTGATGTCAATAGGAAAGACATTGGTGAAGGGAGCCAAGGCAATCAGGATACCAGTTATTGGTCCTCTATTGGTTGCCATCACCTCCATGTTCTCAGGTGATCCAATAGGTAAGACATTATTTAAGACTGCTGGTGCTGCTATTGGTGGTGGATTAGGACTAGCATTGGGTCCTATAGGAATGATAGTTGGTGAGATAGCAGGAGAATTTGTAGGAGATGTTCTGCATGAAGGTTTTATGGGTAAGGATGGATTTAAAGGAGCAGCTAAGAAATTAAAAGATAAGTTTATGCAGATAGTTGATGGAGGAAAGGCATTTACTAAATGGATTGGTAGTGGATTCTCTAGGTTCATAGAAAATTTTAAAGCAGAAAATAAAATCTTTGGACAAACTAATTGGTTGGCTCTTCTTAATCCTATAAAGACTTTACCACTACTTGGCAAATCTTTCTTCCCACCAGCAGAGATGGCAGGAAGTAAACCTAATACTGATGGACAAGATGTATCATCATCAGCATCTTATGAGGATGGTGGAGAGAGCACCACTGTGATTTTAAATGGTGGTGGTGGAGAATCACCTGCTCCCTCATCAGCATCAAGTAAAAATAAAATTATCGTTTCACAACCTAGTAAACAAACAGTAGTAAATAGTCAATATGAAATGGTGTCTAACACAGTTCTCTATAAGGTATAATAATGTCAAATAAATTATCCACACAACCAGGTAATATAAGGGAGTTTAAAATCTTTCAGGCAAAGGATGGTGGAACATCAATAGATGCCTCTGGTGTTGTGGTAGATATAAAATATTATGAGGATATATTATCAAATTCAGTTTCTTTAAGTGCAATTATTACTGAGAGTGGAGAGAGTGATAATGAAAAGATGGGAAACAAAGGGATCTTAAATGGTCTTCCAGTACGTGGGGGAGAACCTGCCACTATTGTCATAGAAGATAAAGATGGTCATAAATTATCATTTAAAAATGATAGTAAGTTGTATGTGAATAGAATTAGGAATGTTATTCCTGGCACGCAGAAGGATGTATATAGTTTAGATTTTTCTTCTAGAGAGTTATTTGCTAATGAGCAATGTAGAGTGGTTAAAAGATATGATGGTAAGATATCAGATAGTATTAGGAAGATACTTACTGAAGCAACTTCAGCAGAGGCAGGAATAAAAACTAAGAAAGAAGTAAAAGTAGATGAGACTTTAATTAACTATAATTTTATAGGAAATGATAGAAAACCTTTTTATGTTTGCACTTGGTTGGCATCTAAATCAGTTCCAGCAGAGGCAGGTAAGTTAGGAGGGGCAGCAGGATATCTTTTTTATGAGACACATGATGGATTCAATTTTAGATCCATTGATGCCTTGTTCAAGCAAGAGAGTAAAGGTAATTATCTTTTTAGTAATACAGATGATAATCCAGATGAGTATGATGGTAAGATTATAACTTATGACATCAGTAGAAATGTTGATCTACAAAATAATTTAACCATAGGAACTTATGCCAATAGAACTTTGTTCTTTGATTTTTATGCCATGAATTATAAGGTGAGAAATTTTAGTGTTGATGAGGCAGGTGCTTCTGATAGTAAGGAGGGTGGTAGTAAAGGGAAGATTGATACTTTAGGCAAAGATGATATTGATTCTGTTGCAGATGAATTTAGATTACCTGTATCTAGATTAATGAATAGGGTTTTAGATGTAGGAACACTTCCCTCTGGTAAGAATATTGATGAGCAATTGGAGAAATGGAAAGAGAATCCAGACAATGCTACTTACGATGCTACCAAAACTATGGTACAATCTTTAATGAGATACAATCAAATGTTCTCAATTAAAATAAATATTATGATAGCAGGAGATTTTAGTCTTCGTGCTGGTGATTTGATTCATTGTGAATTTCCTGAGTTGTCTGTTGATCCTAATACACAGGTCAATAAGAGAAGTGGGGGACTATATATGATATCAAGTCTCTGTCATAATATCACTCCAAGAGAAACTTATACTAGTTTGACTCTTGTGAGAGATAGTTTTGGAAGAAAATCTTTTAAGAGGGATTAAAATTATGACCAATCCTAAACACGATTTAGAACACGAAGTTTACCTTGACCCTAAGGATGGTAAGGAGCATATCAATCATGGTATGCATGAATATACCAAAGAAGATTTAGAAAATTCTCATGCTTATTATGATGAGTATCATAAAGATGATGTAGTTGATCCTAATGATGCTAAAATTAATGATTATCATACAAGACATGAAGATAGTCATTTAGAAGTTTATTGTGATAATCATCCTGATGCAGATGAGTGTAAAGTATATGACGACTAATGCTTGAACAGGGATTAATAAAAACTCACTTCCTTGGAAAGGATGGATTTATATGGTGGATTGGTCAGGTAGTAGATCAAACAAAATGGGCTGGAAATTTACCAGCAACACCTACTAAAACCACTGAGCAGCAAAAAGGTTTTGATTTTAGATATAAAGTTAGAATCATGGGGTATCATACTGCCTCTCCAAGTGATCTAACTGATGATGAACTTCCTTGGGCATCTGTGATGCTTCCAGTTACTGCTGGAACATCTGGTGGAGCTATTCAAACACCACAATTGAGACAGGGTAACTTTGTCTATGGTTTCTTCATGGATGGTGAGGATGCTCAAATGCCTATCATCATGGGTGTGATTGGATATAACCAATACACTGCAGTGATGAAAAATGTACCTGATACACCATTCTCTCCCTTTAGTGGATACACTGTTGATGATACTGTCCCCATAAGTTCTTTAGGCACTACTCAAGAAGAGGGTGAGGCTGTAGCTGAAGATGTTGATAAATCAAAGACCAATAATAAAGAAGTGATGGAGTCTCCAGCTTCTTTAGTTGGCAGAAAAGATGGAGCAAGCAAAGAATCTGCTGATAATGAAGGTAGACCTAAAAATATACCAACTATAAGCAGATGTGAACCATCTCCCCTTGTATCAATACAGAGAGAGATGAAGAATATGCTTGCAGAAACAAAAAGACTTAATAAAACTGTTACTGATTGGGAAACTAAGGTATCCACCAAGGTTGATGATCTTCAAAAAGAATTAGCAAAGGTGAAAGACAATGCTACTAAAGCCATTGCTGGAGATGTTAAAAGAATAGTAAATGAGCAGCAAAAAAATGCTATAAAGAAAGTTAATGATGCTTTAAGTGAATCTTATAATGATGTCTTCCCTACTGAATTGCCTGAATTAAAAGTAAAAGTGGAGGAAGCTAATGATGAGTTGGCATGTTTGTTTAGAAACATAAACAAAAATCTTACTGGTATGGTAGGAGGATTTTTAGATCAAGCGATGGATAGATTTATTACTACTCCTCCATGTGCCACTGAAAATTTCACAGGATCATTACTTGGAAAAGTTAGTGGTCTTATAGACTCAGCTATTAGTTCTGTGATGAACCCCATCAAATCTTTACTAGCTGGTATGGGTGCTGCTACAGGTGCTCTTGATGATGTGATGGGATTTGCTACTGATTCTCTTTCATTCTTAATTTGCGAAGAGGAACCTAGATGTTCTGAAGTTAAGGAATGGAATCCAATTAGTGGAGCAGAACAGTCGCCAACTTTAGATTTATTTTCCATAGTTAATAAAGCTAAAGAGGCATCTTCCTTGGTTCAAAATGCAGTTGAGGGTATCACCAACATTGGAGACACTCTTTCTGATATTGCTCAAAATGCTGATTTTTCTGATGCTTTTAAGAGTGATTGTAATGTAGGACCAGTCAATTGTGGTCCTCCTACTGTAGAGTTTATAGGTGGAGGAGGTAGTGGAGCAACAGGAAATGTGATAGTTAGTGCTGTTACTACTGTGCTTGGTGTAGATATTATTACTCCTGGCGGAAATTATATTGGACCACCAAGAATTAAGTTTACTGACTCATGTAATAAAGGTAGAGGTGCTACAGGTAGAGCAGTTATGGGTCAAGTCCCTGTGGTAGGGAGCACTACAGGAGAGACCACATTAGGAGTAACTGGAGTTATAATGGATGATACTGGTATTGATTACTTACCTTCGCCAGATGGTAGTCAAGGTGGTGATGGTTTTACATGGGCAAATCCAGATGAGACTACTGTTAGGAGAGCAGATGGAACATATGATACTCCTTACAAACCAGGAACTACAATACCAGTTTCTGTGGGAGATGAAGTTACTAATCCTGGAGGAAGAGTTGATGTTATAACTGAAGTAGGAAGCATAACTGCTCTACCTCTTACAGATGAAACAATAGGTGGAACATTCCCTTCATTAGATACAGGAGAATATCCTGTGGTTCTTGAGATAGACTCTATCAATGTGGTTAATCCTGGATTTGGATATAATTCTAATGATAATATTGTTGTGGGCAATGGAGCAGAATTAAAATTGAATACAGACTCTTTAGGATCTGTAACAGGGGTTGATGTAATCAATGGTGGTATAGGATTTAATGAAGATCCAAATATTTACATTGAGAGTGATTCAGGTTATAATGCTAAGTTGATGCCTGTATTCAAGGTAAATAGATTAGGAGATGATGTTGCACCTGAGGCAGTGGATGATGCTCAAGTTATTCAAGTTATAGATTGTGTAGGTAAATTCTGATGTCACAAAAAGAAAATGCACATCCTTATATTGCAGGAACTGAGCATGGAACTATAGCATTTGGTAAGGTCAACACTTTTTCTAATGAAATAGATGCTTGCAAGATATCTAATGGACCTGATGGAGGTCGTCATTATATTAGGATGCAAGAGACTGGTAGTAAAGAGGATGGTTCAAAAGGATCTACCAGTGTAGTATGTCCAGGCACTCTTACTGCTTTGACTGGTAAGGATATTGTCAATTATCCTGAGGGGTCTGATACTCCTAGAGACATACCTGCCATCTATTATGAGGCAGAGAATGGTGATATCATCTTGACAGCACCAAGAGGAAAGATTAAAATAGCAGCAGAGGCTATTGAAATTATTGCTAAAGGTTCTGATGGTAGAACTGGTGTGGTAAATATCAATGCTGATGATAAGATTTTATTAGATGCTCAGACTATTGATCTTCAATCAAAAGTATCTACTAAAATATTTTCAGAGAAAACTGTGGATATGATTGGAAAAGGAATCATGAATGTCTATGGTGGGTTGGTTGATTTTGCTGACAGAACTACTAAAGGGAAACCATCTAAGTTCCCATCTATTAATGAGGAAAGAAACAAATGAAATTTGGCAACATTCTTATAGGAAAAAGGTTGTTTGTTGGTTTTGGTAAACCAAAGGCATTGGGTAAAGGTAAAGAAGAAATAAGAGGGTCTGCCTATGTTGAGGGTCCATTACAGATAGGACAAGATACTGACTATGATTCAGTAGAAGCAACCTTAATGGTAGGTGCTGAGTACAATACTGATTCAGAAACTCATCCTGATAATGCGATTAAAGCTAAGGGTGATGTTGAGATAGAGGGTGATACTAATCAAACAGGTAACATAACAGCCAGCGAAAATATAACAACTAATGCTCACTTTATTGGGGACATCACTCAAACATCAGGGACACCACCTGGATGTAAATTATTTGACATTCAACATCCAACTAAAGATGGGCATAGACTTGCTCATGCATGTATTGAGGGACCTGAGATTGCTGTATATACTAGGGGTAGAGTTTGTAATGGAAAGAATGTAATAGATTTACCAGCATATTGGGATGGACTGGTGGATTATGAGACTGTAACAGTTCAGCTCACTGCTCTTGGTGCTCATCAAAATGTCATAGTAAAAAGAATATCACCAATGGAGAGAAAAATTTATCTTCAATCTCAGGGTGGTATGCCTGTTGATTGCTTTTACCACATCATGGCACAAAGAAAAGATGTTCCTAATTTGGTTGTAGAGTATGAGGGTAAGACACCTGCTGATTATCCTGGTGACAACACTGGATATTCCATTGCAGGATATAACTATGATGTCAGGAGTTAATTATGGATGATTTATTATCTAAGTGTGTCATAGACACCAGCAAAAGAACAGTGTATTTGTATTCAGATGGAGGAGAGAAGAGAGTAGTGAATTGTGATACAGTGGATGAGTTTATGAATGTGCTTAACTTTGTACGTGATAAGGTGGAGGAAGGTAGGGTATTTTATTCAGACCCCCTCTGAGGGAAAATCAACTTTTAATTCCAAAAAAGGGGCAAAAAAAATCTGGGCAAAAAATTGCCCTATTAGTTTTT